TGTAAATCTTCTCACCCAGCGTTGCAAGCAGTCCGGGACTTGTTTTTGTCAGCGTAGTAGCGGGAAGCAACGGCGTTGGCGCCATCATAGTGTTATAGACTTGTCGGCCCGTATCACGCGAAAGACCCAGTGATTCAGCCTTTTCTTGGAACCACTCAGGCGACATGAAGCCTGTGGGTTTTGTAGAAGCAGCGGGAGCTGCAAAGCGTTGGCCCGGGATAAGCGCGGCTTTGTCTTCTGGCGCAGCTGCGGGCATCGTTCCTGCTTGGGCAGACGGAATAACGGATGTTGCCAGGTCGGCCAAACGATTATTCCAACCGGCCTGGTATTTACCGTATTTGTCGGGGTCGTTTTTAACCAACGAAGCGTAGTGCTGCCCGCGCAGTTCCAGAATTTTCTTGGGGTCACCGCCAGACTGCTCTACAAACTGTTTGGCTTTATCAACGCCTTGGTTAACCGCCGTGTCAAACGCTACCTGAGCCAAGGCCGGACTTATGTTTGCTAGTTTGTCGCCGCTGATGGCGTCCCAGTACCGCTCCTTGTAAATCTTCTTGGCCTTTTCCGGCGTCAACGACTTAACATCAATGTCCGGGTTTGCCCTCTGGCTGATGCCGTACATAGTCGGGCCGCCGGTATCTTCGGTGTAGCCGCCCTCATAACGTAGCGTGCGATTGAAAGCAGTATCAAACAGAGTGCCGCCCTTGTTATAGCGCGGCACCTCACCACCCTCATCAAACGCCACGATGCCGCCGGTGGCCATACCCCTGAGATTGTCAGCAGGCAGCGCACCAATACCCACATCTTCCGGCAGCGGCTGTCGGGGCTGCGGGGCCATCTGCGCCAGGGCCTGGTCGGCTACCTTCGGCTGTGGGGGCTGCATCGCCTGGCTCTCGGCACGCATCTGTTGACGTGTCTGACTTTCTTGGAACGCCAAGGGGAAGATGAACGGGTCATTTTTGTGCATTGCAGCATACTGCTGCAACTGCTTGTCGTCCATCATGCGGAGCTGTGACAACACGTTTTGGGGGTTCATTGCCATGACAGTTCCTTACATTTTCGACAGGGCCAGGGCTTGCAAGCCGCCGGGGGCGTCGTCCATCTTTTTCTTCTCGAAGTCCTTGGGCATACCGCCTTTCTTACCGAAGGCGCCTGCTCTGTTGAGGCCGTAGCCAAGCATGCCCAGACCTGCCGCCTGGGACAAATAGCTTGGCGGGGCCTGATACGACTGAGTCGTGCTTGCTTGCATGGGCAGACCGCGAAGCTGGGCATTCATGAACGCCAACTGTTGCTGCGGATACTGTTGCTGCATCGCATAGTTCTGAATGGCTTGGTTCAGAATGTTCTGGTTGTACGCCTGCTGTTGGCCACCGGCTGCCTGCTGCTGTCCCAGGACACCCATTGCTTGGCCATACATCTGTTGACCACCCGCCAGACCCGCTTGCGCGCCTTGAAGACCGAGGTTGGCGCCAAACTGTTGAGCTTGCCGAGCCTGATCAAACGCCGACTGAAGTCCGGTAGCCTGGATAGAACCTTTTTGTGCGGCCAAAGCACGCTGACGCTCGGCCTCCATAAGCGCCTGACGGCTACCGCCATAAGCTCCCGCCTGAGTAGCTTGACCACGTTGCTGGGCACCCTGAATGTCGGAGACGCGTTGAGCTTCGCGCTGCTGCACATCTACCACGTTTTGCATGTACGGCGACATGAACGCTTGTGTGGCGTAGGGGTTGGTAGCCTGCTGGTTGTACAAAGCCCCGGCATTAACGGCGTTGGCGGCTGCAATGTTGGTGATGTCACGCCCGCCAGCCAGCTGTGGGGTTACGCTTTGACGGGAGATGTCTGCGTAGGCTCGTTGCTGCAACGGGTCCATAGGGGCGTAGGCGGCTTGGGCAGCACCCATCTCACCAGGACCCATGCCTGCGGCGTATTGACTACCGGCTACCGGAGCACCAAAAGCCTGATATGGCTTGACGCTGGTAATCTGTGTAGATCCATCCGGCCCAGGAGCAGTATTAAACAGCTGTTGCTGGGTAGCACCCAGCATGGTCTCCACGTACGGGCGTGCGTACTCGGGAATGTTTGACGTCTGCGTGGTGTTTTGCGTTGGTGCAGGGGAGCCGCCGCCACTGCCGCCACCCCATAGGGTGAACTTTTTAATAATAGCCAACGGGTTCCAAAAAGATTGGAGCAAGTTCATAGCAAGGCCTCGACCAGAGTGTTGCGGGGTTCAAAGTTGTAGCGTTTCCACAACCGGACGATGGCGTCGCGTCCTGACCCTTGAATCTTTGTAGCGCCTCGGCTTTTCAGGATTACCTTGAGCTGCTCAAAGGTCTCCTGATTGGAAATCAATTTGCCCCCAATACAGGTGACAAACGCCACACGGTGCAGGGGGTAGTTGATGAACGACACGGTGGCCGCCCCATGAATTTTATGCTCTTCGTCCGCAGCCACCAAGAGGAGCCATTGCCCCGCCGTCACAAACTGCTGGACATGGTGGATGTTGTAGCAGGCGGCCCACTCGGGGAAGTCCACACCTTTGGTCAGCGCGTCGTTCAGAAACGGTTCTACCATCGGCCAGATCTGCTGGACGTGGTTTGTGTCAACGTGCTGGACCGCGAGTTTCATGCAGGCATGTACTTGTTCGGGTTGATCTGCTTGCCCTGCTTCTTGTTGCCGGTTCGGGCGGAGCGCACCTTGTCGAGCATCTTGTACAACTGCTTGGCGCCAGCATCGGTAGAGCCGTTACCCAGACCGGACACTACATCCGCCGGGACCACAAACTCGCCATCGGCCAAACGAGCCGGTTGCTTACGCCCAATCGTAGCGGGGATGTTGTCAGACATGCCGTCCCCAGGGCCTTTGAGCAGGCGCCCGCCATCAGAGTAGCCGCCAAGAGACGCAAGGCCTCCACTTGCAAGTACGCTATAAACAATAGGCGTCCCAGTATCAACAGGGGCAGGCTCTTTTGGGCCTTGTCCAGCGGCATAAAGGCCCGTGTACGTTACCGGCGGCGCTGCGGCTTCGGTGATTGGTAGGTTTTGGTAACGAGCCAAGAAGTTCTGGAAGTTCTGGCGCGACATGTCCATCGTTGGCTGCGCCGCAGCATACTCAGCTGCCGGGTCTACCAAGGACGATGACATCATGGACGGGCTATACATCATGGGGCCCAGGGCGGCAATACCGGTATCGCCAGAATCACCACTACTAGCCGAACCGCCTTCCGCCATGCGCTCCATACCCGTCATCTGGTCCACACCAATATCCCCAGCACCGGCCACAACATTGCGGGAAATGGGCGTTTGCCAAGGGGTAGCGTAAGCGCCATGCTGGATGTCAGCTTGGGGATAGCCCGTGTTGGCACCGATAGCGTTCTCACGTGACATTTCTTCTACCGGGCCGCCAGCCGCATAGGGTTTATACGTATACGGCTTGTATGTGTCGGGGCTGTAGCTGAACTTGGACAGCGGGCCGTTGTACTTTTCAGGAGCCGCTACGCCTTGGGGTTTGTTCAGGTATTTGGCGGCTTGCAACGCGCCGGTGGCGCCAAGGCCGTATTTTGTCAATGTGTTCTGGTCGTCCCACCAGTTCTGTAGGGGCTGTGTGGCGTTCTTGAGGATGTCGCCAATACCTCCGGCTCCTTGCGTTGTAGTAGGGGCTGTTTTAGATGCCCACCCAGGCTCGGCGGTATACATTCCGGGCTCACGTGGTGGGGTCGGTGTGGCAGGCGTTGCTGCTTTGGGAGCCACGGTTTCAGCATCAACAACATCTTCGGGGCGGATATTCAAATCCATCGTGGCGTTGACGTCTTGCAGGTAGTTGACTGGGTTTAACGTTTGCGTTGCGGCTTCACCCGCGCCCTGACCTAACGTTTGCAACAAAGCAGGGTCACCAATCTGACCTGCACCCAAGGCTGCATTAGCGGAAGGCAGGGCCCCCATGTTGGCAAACTGTGCAGTCTGCGCCGCAATCTCGGGATTAAATACGGCAGTTTCGCCAAGGGCGGTTTGGAAAGCAGGGCTCAATGCGCCCAGACCACCAGCACCGGCTAGTCCGGTACCAAGACCCGCGCCCGTGCCAAGACCAAGACCGGCAACACCCGCACCTTCAAGTGCAGAAACACCTGCCATGCCTTCAAGAAAACCAGCTCCACCACCAATAGCACCGGCGGCTTCGGCTGCTCCAATCGCTTCTGCCGCCAGGGCGGCTTCACCTACACCAGTACCCATGGTGCTCTCCTGTAAATTGGTTGAATCGTAACATTTTCAGATCTTTGACACAAACGTTGCCGTGAAGATTACAGACGGCAAAGCCGGGCGTGTAGGTGACGCTGCCGCTGGGTCCGCCTGGATAAAAGCAGAAGTGTTTGTGGTATGCCACTGTAAGCTAACGTTGTCCCCTGCCGCCATGTCAATAAACGTATTGACTGTCCCGATGCAGTAAAAAGGCGTGGCTGGGTTTTTACGCGCTGCCATGCCAAACCGGCTATTAGACCGGGGCACGTCCAAGCCATTGTGATGGAACCAGATGTCGATCGACTCGGTCGAGTTGGCCAAGTTAGCCAACTGAATACTAAACTGAAAGTTGTACCGCCCGGCCTTGGCAACGACGACTTGATACCCGCCCACAAGAGAAATGTCGTCAGCTGCCTCAGTTGTGTCCAACTGCACGTTATAGGCAGTCGTTGTGCTGGCCGCTGTTTGGTTGGCGTTGGAGGTAAAACACCCGTTGGGAAAATAAATAGACGACCCATCGTTGATGGGAGACAGCGCGGTTGTACGCAGCTGGCTGTTAAATGCGTCTAGTTGGTTGAAATACAGGCGCAGGATGTTGGTGTACTGATCCATGAACCGCTGGTCGTAATCGACCGGGGCGGCTGCCAAACGCGGAGCAACAAACCTTTGCAGGTCTTGTTCGGTGTAAACGTATAAAGTCATCGACGGCCATCCGGGCGCACATCCATGCGCGGGGTTCCCAACTGCCACGACACGCCAAGCTGGTCAGACTCCACGCGGAACGCCATCTGACGGCCACGCAACCGGACATAGACCTGCTCCGTGAACTGCTGCACGTTATAGGACTGCTGGCCTACGTAATTCTGCGTACTCTTAACTGCCGGATTGTCCGACGTGCCGTAATTGGTGCCGGGAAACTGGCGCGGGCGCACAGTGAAGTTGGCTTGGGGCTTGTTTACATCCGACCCGTCAAACGTGATGTCAGGAATCAGACGCCAAACAAAGCCAAAGTTGTGGCCGTCACCAATATCAAAATCGGAAGACTGAACGTAAGCAGTGATCGGAGAAGGGGGATCAGTTGTACCATCATCGTTTCCTGTCTCATGGTAAACCAGCTGGCCGTTTGATCCAGCGTAGGGCGTGGCCATGGGCTGGCTACGTAGCGGGCTATCCAACCAAGAACTACGGCCAAGATTGCCGTAATACCAGGTGCGCTCCAAGTAGTTGTACACCACGTACTTGTCTACCGTGGTAGAAGCAGCAGAGCAATAAAACCACCAGATTTCGTTATAGCCCTCATTGGTTCCGGCGAACGCCTGGAAACCCTGCTGGACGTTAATGTCGTCGTAGATGTACTGACGGAGGGTGCACGGAAGGGTTTCCACTCGACCGGAGTACATGTAGAACTTGTCAACACCCATCCAGTATGTGATGTTGTTGACTGTAGCAACGGCGTTGGGGCCCATGACGGAGATGTTGTCTCCCATGATTTGAAAGCCCCAGACGAACGGCGCTCCAAGATACTGCATGGAATAAATGGCTGCATCGGTAAGCACCAACACTTCCTGACGAGTCTGAATCGCCGTAATGATCTGCGACCCACGGCTCAGTCTATAGCTACCTGCCTGGTTGGTAATGTCTGGCGTCCATACGGCCAGGTTTTCCTGATCCGACCAACGAACCAGCATGGGATCAATAGCCGAAGAACCGTAGTCGTTAACGCCAAATGCCAGCACAAACCGCTGCGCGTCAGACACCATGACAAAGTTGCAAATGGACGGGCAATCCACATCCGTCAGCCACCACTGAATGCCGTTCTGGGTGTTGGTGTTGGTGGAAGAAAGCTCTTGCGCCCGGGTAAATGTGTTGGGACTGGCGTCCACTACCCAGTAGTACAACGGGCCACCGCGCGGATTGAGAATCAGGTTTTGGCCAAAGTTGGCCTGGCTCCACAAACGCAGCTGCAATCCAATGCCCGACGTAGCTGCTTCACCCCAGCCTGTATTACCGCTTGGATTGACACCGCCCCATGCGCCAGCACCCCAACCAACTCCGTAGGAAAACACATCACTGCCGGTGTTGATCTGATACTCAAAGTCTGCGTCTACCGCAGGCGTTCCGCTTGACGTGGCGGTTACCGGGGATACGATTGAGTAGTGGTCGTTGTCGATGTAGGTGATCTGGAATTCGCCTTCCAAGTCCACCGCCGGAATACCATTGACCGGCCCCGTTACGTTTGAAATGGTAACGAAGTCGTTGTTCTGTGCTCCGTGCCCAGTATCGTTAACAATAACCGTCGTGGTCCCGTCCGTGGTAAAGGCGTTGGTCACCCCGGTAACGGTGGAACGGATAGGCGTCACGTCATGAAAATCACCGCTCGGACCATTCTGAACATAGAACTTCAGGTTTGTTCCAAGGCCCAGCAGGTTGTAGCCAGCCAAGGTAATCCAGTTCCACATCGAGCGGCAAATGCCCCAGAACGTACCCGTGGGCGGAACATATTCCGTGGGAAGCCCCTGATCTTTGACCCAGCCGCCGATTTTTTCTGGGTAGCCGGAACGGAAACGCACTTTGTCGGACTCAAACCAGCCGCCCTCGTTGGCCAACGTGGTTGATTCCCGGTTGACACCCGGTCGGAACTGAAGTTTCTGTAAGGGCATCTGGACTCCTACGACATGAACAGGGCGTGCTCGTCGAGGCGACGGTTTTGTAACCCTTTCAGTATTTTGCCACCAGCCATGCAGTACTTCAATAGTTCCTGTCCTGCGCCCTCTTTATCCCCTCGATTGAGCTTTTGACGAAGCGTCGAACGCTGGAGTGTTCCCAGACCGACGTTAAAACTAAAAGACACAAGAGCGTCAAACATGCCTTGTGTAAGAGGAACAGTGATGTAGGCGTGAACCCCTCGCTCAAAACGAGCCAGATCTGCTCGAAGTATTCCATCAATTTCCTCCATGCTGAAGATCCTGAAGTCCTCGATCTTCAAGGCAAACCCATCCCGCTGGTCGATGGGCAACTTTCCCTGCTCCGGGTACAACACATGTCCAACGCCAATCGTCCAGAGCTTGGCTGGGCAACGGTAAGGCTTTTGTCTTACACCCTCATGGTGCTTGATCATAGCCACAGCTTTGGGGCTGACGTTCATTTGCCGAATGCCCGACCGCCGAAGTGGAATGCAATGATGCTGGCAAAGAGCGCTTGGGTCTCGTCATCCCAGAGCTGGTCAGCCATGTCTTGGAAGCCAACGCCGGTCGTAACCCCGTGCCACACCAAGGCGCAGTCAATACCCACCAGCAACAGGAAGAAGCCATAGGTAATGGCCGGGCGCACGCTTGCGCGGAAGTTCTTCATCCACTGGCTAGTACCTTCGTTGAGCGCCGTGTCGTGGGCGTAGATGGCCTGCATCTCGGCCTGTTGGGCGGCTATCAGCGACTGCTTTTCTGCAGACTTGGTCTCGATCTCAAGCTGCTGGGTGTGGATGTTTTCGACCCGCTCTTGGGCTTCAAACCCAAGTTTGCGCATCTCAAGCTCCCGGGCGATCTGCATCTGGGCCAGCTCCAGCTCGTGCTTTTTGTCACTGCGGTCTTGGAAGAAGTCCAGAATCTTGGGCAGGCCGCCCATCAGGAACGATACCAGGGTAGAGAATAGTGTCAGCATTAGTAACTCTTTTTGGTTAACATGGATGAAGCAATGAGCAACATGGACTGGGCGTCCTCTATGCTCTCAGGTTTATCTTTGTACCCGACGGTAATTTGACCGATGAAACGTGAGTTGTCCGGTGGTACAGAGATTCGACAGCCGTAGGTGACACCAGCCTCGACGTACCACAGGCCGATTTCGCTTTGTGGCTTGTGGTAATCACCGCATGGCGTTTCTCCTGCCATAAGGCGGACAACGTCTGCATTATTGTTGGGATTCTGGGTAAAGAGACCGACATCGATGCCCTCCATGCGCTTGTCGCGCCCTTCCTTCGTATACGCCCGGTACAAGACCCGGGTGCCAAATAACGGGTTGACCTTGAAGATGGCCACAGTTTGTGCGCCGCCGTACTTGAACAGGATTGCTGCTGCGTCGTCCGCCCGGGCCTCGTTGATGCTGGGTAGCTTCTGGCTTTCCTTGTAGGCCCCGACCAGCAGCTCTTGGTTGCTGTAAACAAACCAGGCGCAGAACCCGAACACGAACATGATCAGGAGGGCGATGAGCTTGAACGGGCTGTCCACGTAGGCCAGCACCCTGTCCAGTACCCCCAGCGCTTTGTCCTGCGGCTCGCTCACCTGTCACACCTTTCAATCAATTGTCGGTACTTGCCGATCTTGTAGGTTATCCGTTCGTTCTCCAGCCGGAGCTTTTGCATGTCGATGTACATGAACATCATCACCGGTAGCATGATGGCGAACAGAAACGCCATGATGGTCAGACCAACCAGACACCCAATCGACTCTTCTGGTGCAACATCACCGACCAGATTAGAGCGACCAGATACGCCAGCATTACCAGAACGAGTATTACTTCCAGGGCCACCTCTTGCATTTGATCTAGTTTGACCCTGCGTTGCCATTCCAGTTCCCTTTGCATCTGCTCGGCTAGTTCCATGTCCCTTTCATGCTCTTGTTCCAACCGGAACAGCGTCTGCTCAAAGTCAGCCCAGAATCCCCCCGGCAACCCCAGCTCGTAGATGATCATGTTGCGCAACTGTTCGTACTGTTGCTTTAGCTCCATCTTGCGAGCCACCTCCTCAAACGCCAGAACCTGTAAGGACTTGTCCTTGGGTGGGTTCTTCTTAACCTCTAGCTCCGCCTTCTTCAGCGTCTGCGTGTGCTCAAGTACCTTGCCAACATGCTGGGTTACTTGGCTCGTCAGGTCAGCTACTTCTTTGCCAGCTGCTTGAGCTTCCTTGACCAGAGCACAAAGTTTGCGAACGCCTGAGATAGCGCCGCTAACCATCGTGAAAGCAGTGACCGGATCAATGTTGCACTCCTGTTACAGCATGCTTTCAGTCATTGGATACTTGGTTTCATCAAGCTGCTCCATATAAGCAGGCAAAGAGGCTGGGTCAACAATATCTTCACAGCCGCGCTCTCGGATAGCATGAATGCAGTGCACAACCGTGTGATCTTCTAGCGCCTCAAGCTCATGCACAACACCAGCTTTAATAAAAATATGCTGCGGGGCGACGAAGTCAGTTGATTTTCCAAGCGCCGTTAAACGTAACTTGCCTGACGCCAGCAACGTCAAATGGTCAAACAAATGAGCATGCCCCTCTTCCTTGTCGCCTGCATGCACAAAGTGCATTTGTTTGATAAACACATTTGACACGCAACTGATGGTGGTTGCCAACATTTGTTTTCCTTGTATTAACCAATAATAGTTGGAGACTTGGGGGGCTGCGGACCAAACGGCACCCACTCGTGCAAGGCGTCGTCCCAAAGATAAATACCCCCATCTGTAGGATACGGCACAGGCGGTATCCACATACAAACAGCCTCATCAAAGATGAAGTCGGGATATTCTTGCGTGTTGCCGAAACCGCCATACGGCGTTGCCGTACAGTTTGGATAAAAAGCCATCCCTACACCGGCAAACCTTACACGAAAATTTCCGTTGTAAGACGTTTGTGCGTATGTCGCTGGCGGCAGAAAGGAATTAAGGTACGCAATACCCACAGACTCACTTTCTGGAAACGGCAAATTGTCAACGTCGGAATTGTTAACAACTAATACGTCAACAATGACATTGTTCTCATCTAGTTTTGCAAAGTGCGCCATATCAGTTCACCGTGAAAGTGCCAGAACCTGTAAAAGTGTGGATGTAGTAAGTCCCATCATTGGTCTGTGTACCGCCCGAACACTTACTTGCTCCCGCAGATATTGGGTAACGAATAAGAACAATACCCGAACCCCCATTTCCGGCTCTAGCCGTACCGTTTGTTGGGTATAAAGCGCCTCGTCCACCGCCACCACCGCCATAGTTAGCAGTACCGTCTCCACCGTTGACGTTTGCAGGACTTGACCCACTCATACCAGCGTTTCCTGCGCCGCCTCCACCAGAACCCCCTGGTTTTGCTCCGTTACCTTGAGAATTCCAAGCAGAAGCCCCTCCGCCTCCTCCTGCTCTTGTTGTTCCAGTAATTGTGTCTGAAAAACCATCGCCACCAGCCCCCGCATCACCCGCAGGAATACCAGGGGCATAATTCCCAGGGCCTCTAAAGGTTGATCCCGCAGCTCCAAGATTCCCTGCTCCTCCGCCGCCACCGCCGTTGTAATAAACAGAGCTTTTATTTTCAATATACCAATTACCGGCCCCGCCGACATTGCCCCCTGGCCCAGAGGATCCACCAGAAGTGCTAGAAGTTCCAGCAGTGCCACCGCCAGAGCCGCCAGAAGCACCGGCAACAGGGTTGACGTTATTTGATCCTCCTCGACCTCCACCCAATGATGTTGAGCCGTTAAAAGAAGAATTAGAGCCGTTAGTTCCAAGAGCAGCGCCAGTAGGGCCTAAGCCGCTAGTTGTTCCCGCTCCTCCGCCGCCAACGGTAACTGGATACGATCCACTAGATACTGATGCAGTGAAATATTGCAACGCACCAGCACCGCCACCGCCCCCTGCATAATTACCGCCACCACCGCCACCAGCAATAATTGTGTAGCCAATAGCAAGCGTATTTGCACTTGCGCCTGTGCCGTAAAAGTCGCTGATAGAAATGGCGCCAGATGGGAACGTGAATGGTCCTGCACTTGAAGTGTAGTACTGCGTCCCGCGATATGCATTGAGGTTATTACCACGCCCAAACTGACCGTTTATGTCGTTAATGCTGAGCGTGCCAGAACCTGGTAGATATGTTGCCATAGTTACGGTGTCCCATAAGCAGTGACGTTAGCCGCCGAGGTGATGTTGCCCGACGAGTCCATCGATGCGATTGTTGTTACGCCATACTTAAAAACAAGTTTACCGCCAGACTCGGTAATTGTGAAGTTAGTGGTAGCCAAGTTAGTTGCATTGGTTGCGTTGGTTACCGCGTTGGAGCCAATTGCAGACGTAATCTGTGAGCCCGTGGCAGCGGCAAACGTGGAGCCGTTGCTGTAAACAATTCCGGTAAAAGTAGGATTTGTGTCGAGCGTGTAGAAGTTTGTGCCGTTGCTAAACACGTAATACTTCTTGCCCGCCGGGATCGTGACACCTGTACCCGCCGGGGTGGTGTTGCCAAGCACCGAGCTGTTGTAGATCGTCATGCTCTGGGCGCTGTTGTTCCAGATCACATACTGTTTGGCGTTGGGCGGAGCGTACACGTTGAACGCCGTCCCGAGACCGGTCGTAAACGCTAATGATGCGTAGATTGCCTGGTTGGCTGATGCCGTAGCCGTAGACCCGCTGACATAGGTGAGCGCCTGATCCGCACTGGCAGCCACCACAGTCTGAAAACCGGAGATCGCTGGGTCAATAACGTATGCCCAGGTATCGTTGGTCGTTGTGCCCCATGTGCCTGCTTGGGCACCGTTGGCGATTAGTTCAATTCTCAGGTCGGGAGAGTAAGTAGACATGCTGTGTCCTTATCGAAAACGAGGGCCTCGCAGCCACATTGTTGCCGACTTACGTACTCCTGACGTAACCGGCACTACACGATGTTCCAAAAACGATGGAAACGCAATCACTGACCCCTTGACCAGCGGAGCAGTGTACTCGGAATATAGCCGAATCTGGAACTCTCCGCCAGTAAATTCAGCAGGATCATTCAGCAGGCAGACCACCGTCATCTTTCGGTCCATGGGCAGCCCTGACAGGGGGAAAACATCTACGTGCCAGTGGTAATGCTGCTCCGGCCCGTACTCGGCAAACTGGATATTCTCGTTGTCCGTGACGTGGAATTCCCAGCGGCAAGCCTGGTTCCCGGCAAAAGCCACCTGGGTCAGGTAGTTATCAAACCAGTGATTAGGCCCGGCAAACCGGACGGTGGTGTTTCGGTGAACATGGTCCTGAGTCTCCCCCTCGGTACCCATTGTGGCGTCTTTGGCTGGCAGGGAGGAAAAGTCCTCCACTGCCTTGTCGCAGATTTCCGGGGGTACGGTTCCTAGATACCAGATGGGGAGGTGACTCAATTGCGTTCTTCCAGTTTCTTCTCAAGTTCCAAGATGCGCTGGGCCAGCTTGACACAGGCAGCCAAAGCGGCATTTCCGTACGCCACACGCAACAATCCTTCGTCGTCAGCAGATACAGCTTCTGCCACCACATTGCTGAAAGACTGTGCTCCTACACCAACCTGACGCATGCCCGTGTCAGTGCGCTTAAACGTACCAGCTTTAGTAGACGCCAAACGCTCGATAAAGTCGTCCGGCAGCTCTTCCCAGTCAACCTTCAGGCGCTCGTCCGAATAAGCGGTAACGTTACCGCCCGTGGCAAAATCACCAGAACTGGCGTTATAAGTCAGCGCGGTTGCGGTTGTACGAACCCGGGGTGTGTCGTTGGCTCCGGCGGAACCGGTAAATAGCAAGTAGTAAGTTGCAGCGGTCGTCGTGTTTGTTGCGTTGATTACCGTGCTGGGTCCGGTCGGGCCGGTTGGTCCCGTGGGCCCCGTGGGCCCCGTGGGTCCGGGAGAGCCCGTAGGTCCAGTAGGTCCAGTAGGTCCAGGACTACCCGTTGGACCAGTGGGGCCGGTAGATCCGGTGGGTCCGGTAGCACCTTGAGAACCTGTATCCGTAATGGTCCAAGCAGCAAGAGTTCCGCTGCCACCTGTATAGTCAACACTAATGGTCAACGAAGTAGTGGTATAGGCCGTGATTGCACCGGCCATAAAGTTGGCTGGCGTTGTGGTGTTGAACGCACGAACATATTGACCAACAACAAAGGCGTTTGTACCTTGGGCTTGGTTAACCGTAAACGTCTTGGCCCCGGTGCCAATAAGCAAAGATGTGGCTGACGTAAGCCCTGCATAACCCAAACCTGTGGGTCCAGTAGGGCCAGGAGCGCCGGTGGGGCCCGTAGGCCCGGTTGGTCCCGTAGCGCCTTGCGATCCGGTATCTGTAATTGTCCACGCAGAAAAGGTGCCCGAGCCCCCAATGTAATCCACGCTAACAGTAAGCGTTGTGCTGGAATACGCCGTAATTGTGCCCGCCATGTAGTTAGCAGGGGTGGCGGTGTTAAATACGCGGATGTACTGACCAACCACAAAAGCATTCGTGCCCTGCGCTTGGTTAACAGTAAATGTTTTTGAGCCCGTAGCAATTGCCACCGACGAGGTTGAGGTCAAACCTGCATAGCCAAGGCCCGTGGGGCCAGTGGGGCCAGTGGGGCCGGGAGAACCTGTAGGTCCGGTAGGTCCAGTAGGCCCGGTGGGGCCCGTAGGTCCAGTGGGGCCTGTAGGAATGGTAAACGCAAACACCGCAGCGCTTGACGTGCCAGTATTTACAACAGACGCACTGCCGCCTGCCGGGCTAGTCGTGGTCGGACCAACAGCAATCGTAGCTGCCGTACCTGTTGGGCCGGTTGGTCCAGTAGGTCCAGTAGGACCAGTCGGTCCTGTAGCACCTTGAGAACCGGTATCAGTAATGGTCCATGCAGACAGCGTACCGCTTCCACCGGTGTAGTCAACGCTGATGGTTAACGAAGTTGTGGTGTAAGCTGTTATCGCCCCTGCCATGAAGTTGGTAGGCGTCCCGGTGTTAAAAGCACGGACGTACTGGCCAACCACAAACGCGTTGGTTCCCTGGGCTTGGTTAACCGTAAACGTCTTGGAGCCGGTACCAATCGCCACCGAGGATGTAGATGTCAGACCGGAATAACCCAACCCAGTAGGACCTGTGGGGCCAGTCGGACCGGTAGGGCCCGGGCTTCCCGTGGGGCCCGTAGGGCCTGTGGGACCAGTCGGCCCTTGCAAAGCAGCCGCAGCAATAGTTGCCTTTTTGTTGGCGCCCGAGGCGGCGTTATACAGGAGAATGGTGTCCGTGCTGGCAACCGACGGCGCAGAGGCTGTACCGTTAATGTCCAGGCTTGTGGCCGCTACTAGGCCGTTGTTAGAGAACACAACCGTTGTGCCGTCAACCCACACGCCGCGCTCAGACGGATATGTGGCAAAGACGTTCTTGGTTCCCGCAGCAAATGAAATCTTGGCGCCGGAGGCGCTGGAGGCTAGGATGGTTGTGCGAGCAAGTGTTGGACCTGTCGTAGAGTACGTACCAATACCTACTTCCCAGGCACCAGCACTTGGATCATACGCTGTGTAATAGGTTGTGTTTCCGTTGCCAATCGCGGCAAAGGTTTGGTATGAAAGCACCGCTCCGCCAAGAACGAAATCACTTGTTCCTGTCGTTGTAGTGGTTTCTTGGACCCTGTCCTGTAGAACTAAAGCCATCTTTTATCCTCAACATTCCTCTGTCACAACAAGATCCCACTCGGCATCCTGGCTGTTTTGGATAGTTTGCCAACCTGCATTTTGGGTGGTGTCAATTATCGTCCAATTGCGGGGGCAGACATCGCCCACTATACCCACCGCCTGCACCCCGGTCAAGGCGTTGATGTGGATGACGCCAAACTGTCCGACTTGGCCAAGCGCCTGGACTCCGGTCAGCGGGATTTCAAACACAGGGTATACCGTACCGACCTGGCCGGTAGCCTGTACGCCGGTCAAAGCATGCTGTCTGTTGGGCGTTAATGTACCAACTTGCCCGGTGGCCTCAACGCCTGTAAGCGGGAACGACTTAACCCCAACAACGGTTCCGACATCGCCGTACCCAACTGACGGGTTGTGCACCTGGTGGCCGCCCCAAGCAACGTCGTAGTAACCGCCGCTTGAGGTATCCCCGCCCCACGGACCCATGCCCCAGCCAAGATCGTCAATTGTGCTTAGCGCAACAATAACAGGAAGAGTGTATGTAATTGTGCCTACACTACCGGTGGCCGCATTTCCAGTCAGCGCAACTGTCTTGCTTTGAGTAACGCTTCCCACAGCCCCCGTTGCCGCGTTACCGGAGAGAGTGAACGCATTGCTATACGCAACCGTGCCAACAGCGGAAGTAGAAACATTGCCGGTTAACGCCAGATTTTGACTCGGTACAGCCGTACCCACGGACCCGGTAGCCGAATTGCCAGTTAGCGCCTGATTCCGACTTGGGACAACGGTTCCAACGGAGCCTGTTGCCGCAACACCCGTAATTGCCTCAGTTGGTGTGGGCTGTTCGTTGCCAACCAAACCTTGGCCAGCGACGCCAGTTAGTGATACGGTGAGCGTGGAGAAAGTAACGGAGCCAACGGAACCTGTAGCGGCTACGCCGGTTATAACATCTGTCTTTGCAAAGACAACAGTGCCTACAGAACCGGTTGCGGCAACCCCGCTAAGCGCTTGGGAAGCAGACAGCGTAACGGAGCCTACGGACCCAGTGACCGCAATTCCGGTAATGGCAACAACTACATCACCGCTTGTCGAGGCAAGTGGTGCTGCTGCTAGTGGGGTTAAACCCAGCATGGCGCTCCCCTAGAACGGGGAGGCTTAAGCCAGACGCAACAGTGCGGTCGAGCTGGTGTTGGAAGGCATCGTCAAAATGAATGTGCCCGCCGTGATCGTCTGCGAACCGAACGTGTGAACGCTGACAGCCTTGTTGCTCTGAGTCTGGTTATAGATCAGGACGGTATCAAACGCCGTGGTCAACGTTACGCTTGAATACGTCAAACTGGCCGAAGGTGTCCAGTAAGCCGTGGTGCCAGAAGAGGTGGGGGCCGTAGCGTTAGTCACAGCCACACCACCAGCGGTATAGCCCGTACCGGTCACTTCACCGGTCGAAGAATAAGCCGTCGTTCCAGCGCCCAGTGAGGCCGTGGTCAGATACAGCGCACCGTAGAACGTGTCAGCAGTACCAGTAGCACGCACGGGGGCGGTACCGAAATTGTGCGTTGCGGTCATCAACTCCGTCTTGAACGAAGTGCACATAGCTTGAGTGTTTGCCATTTTTCAGTCCTTTCAACCGAGCATTGCGGCCATTCCATCGGCCAATACATTTGTTTTCAACTCGACATGCACCGAACGATGCACCAACTCGCCGTCCAGCCAGAACTCAATCCAGCGGGTGTACTCGTTGTCATTATCGATGGAACCCTCACGCTTTTCAAGCAAGGTCTCGTCCATCAAACCTTTGGTTGTAGTTACTAGGGCCATGGCTTATCCTTTATACCAAGCGAATGATTGAAGTCGTGCTACCCGAAGTTGGGAACTGCACCTCGAACGTATTGACCGAGGTCTTTGTTGAGCCAAAGTCCAGCACACAGACTGCCGGGTAAGTGGCCCCATCATCTTTGTAGATCAACGCACCTCGTGCCGTGATGGCGCCAGTCCAGGAGGCGTTGGCAAACGAGATGTAAACCACTGCGTTCTGTCCGGTCTGGTTACCGATTGTCGGCACCTGCGACACAGTCAAAGCCAAGCCGCCAGCAACATAGTTTCCCCCGGAGGACTCACCGGTTGACGTGTACGCGGTGGTGTCGGCATTGAGTGTAGCTGTGTTTGTATACAGTGCAATCTTGAACGTGTCCGTCGTAAAGTCGAACGTGCCGTTCATCAAGCCGATCTTGAAGGTGTTGCAGGTGTAGTTGCCGGTAAACGCCATCAACGCACCCCGTTATTCTGCGGTAGCGGCGCAACACGCGCCTGCCCGCTACGGTACGCATCGCTGCGCTCCAGGCCATCACCCAGACGCTGAGCCATCGCCATAGCTTCCTTGTACTTGCCGTCGTACAGCGCGATTAGATCGGTCTCACCCTTCATGAAGGTGTACGCCTCAACCAGGCAACCGTATAGCAGCACCGTGTCAAAGTTGTCACCCAGCCAAGAAGTACCCTGGGCGTTGTTGACCTGTGCAATTGGTACAGAAAAGTCGACCGTAGCCGTACCACCAAGATACGTGGCATCAGCAGAAAGATTGTCGGCAACCGTGTACAGGCAGCCAGAGTTCTTAATAAAGATCTCATCAACCGCACCGCCGGTCACAACGATGTCAGCCACAGCGCCTTGGCCAGTGCCGCCAGTAAGAGGAACACCGTAGTACTTACCGTTGGTGTATCCAGAACCACCCACAATAACGCCTAGCGCGTTAATAGAGGACTGCACAATAGATTGAGGGTAGTAGTAAAAGTGCAACTCGACTTCGTAATTGTCGTCAGGGGTTGGTCCAAGAATAAAGGACAGCTCATTAGAAATAGTGCTGCCAGATACGGAAGGACCAAAAAGCGCATAGTACTTGGGAACTCCGACATCCGTGGTTGGGTTTGGGTAAGCCTGCCGGATGAAGTTAACGTCTTTGTTGAGAAGATACTCGTACGACCCGTCGACGATGACCGCCAAGGAGTACGTGGAGAGATAGTCATCCGGGGCTGTTAGATAGGGTACGGACGTAGACACATACCCCGTCATGTTCTTGCGAAGCGACGGGAACTGAACCGTGTTGTAGATGCGTTGCTCTGCCTGCTCGATGAAACGGTTGAGCTGGGCGTTTGGCCCAATCACCGTGCCATTCGCAAGGTACGTATCCGGGAACGCGTTCTCGGTATACGACTGGATAGCAGAAACAAGTTCGCTGTAGTTCATTTCAAGCCATCGGCCCGCGAGCCATCACGCCTTTAGTAGCCGCGCCAGTACCCCGAATCTTGATACCTGAAGTCTTGGTGCCCTTGTAGTCGTTACTACGCACGTTGGCAACAGACACGTTGGCTTCGCGCAGATACTTTTTGTTGTCCTCCACGCCAACGACGGGAGAAGCGGTTTTCTTGGGTTGCTTGTACGTTGCCATCTCAGCCTCCGCGACCAGAGCTGCGCTGGTTAGCTGCACGAGCCAAGTTACGGCCCATCTGCATCATGGCCTTAGAGGTCACGCCGCCTTTGGCTAATTTGGTTGGGGGTTTGCCCGGGTGCATGCGGGCTTCGTGCTTGTGCACAGCCGATGCCACCATTTTCTTGTCTTGCGCCAGGTCTTTCTTGTCCATGATCGACTCCTTACGTCGTTACTACCGTTACTGTACCAAGTTCTACGCGGGACACCAAGTTATTTGGTGTTTCAACCGACGTAAAAAACGTTGATCCGCCAACCGGATTCCACCCCCATTGAATGACACGGCTACCACCAGATGGTGTGCCATTCTCATCCAAGCCCGTACCCACTGTCTCAGTGATCTGCAAGCCCGTGTTGCCGCCCAGCAAGTACGTGATGTCAGGGCGGGGGTCCCGCACACCCTGGGGATCATCCACCGGGTACATACCCAGCTGCAACTGCGGATGGTCCGGGTCCCAGCATGTGCTGCACACCTTCAGCTGGTACGGCTTGGTCTTGATGATCTCCGTCTTCAACTCATGCAGCTTGAACCGGAAATTGCACCGGTCGCACTGCGATATTGAGTTCTTGCCGGACGAAAACCGGTTGCCCATTTACGTGCCCGCCCCTATGAACATCTGGCGCGGCACAAGCCGGATAGCTGCCCGTTCTTGATCCTCATCGGCTGCCGTCATCCAGGCCTCATCGTACTGAGCTTTCAGAATTTGGAGACGCTCCATGCCACCCGGCACCTTGAGCGCGATGTAGTAGGCCAGGCCAGCGGCCAGACAGGGGATAAACCGGAACGGGACGTCAGCGATATTTACGCCACTGCCAGCATCCTGAATACGGCGCATACGCCAATAGACGAACTGATACTGGGTCCCGGGGTCAGGCGTAGGCCAGACCGTAATTGACTGCTTCTGGGTTAGCTTGATGGCCGTACCAGAAGGGATTGAAGCCGCCGTGGTGCCGTCTTGGCCCCGGCAGCAGTTGTACAAGTAGAACGGGGCTCCGTCCTGGGGGTTGCTGGTCTCGTTGTAGCTGATCAGCTCGGTGCCGATCGTCAAGAAACCCGCTGTGGGTAGACCCGCCAGGGTCGAGACCTGAATCGTCGTAGCGTTTGCTGCTGTTGTACCGCCCGTTGTTGTGGCTGCGGTAAGCGATGAGTTGGCTGTCAAACGCTGAATCCAAACCTGGATTGGACGCCCGGTTGTCAGTTTGTTGGGGATCGTCGCGTAGGTAGAAACACTAATACGCGTGATGGTGAGGTCCGCCTGGTTGCTGGGCTGGTTGGCCTGGGTGCGAATCACATGATCCAGGATGTCCACCGTGTCGTCAGGCAGTGCATACGTGGGTTGTCCGGCCACCAGATTGATGGTGTTTTGCTCGAACGTCCACATGTTGACGCCACGGTTTGCCCAGTCAGCAAACAGTAAGTTAAGCGACCGACGTGCTGTGCGCAAGTCGTAGCCCGTGCGAAGCTCGGAGCCTGCACGCTCAAACGCCTCCTCGACGATCTCAGACAAGTCGAGGTTGAATGCTGCTACGCCGGACGTTGTTGCCATGATCAGTAGATCTTTCCGCGAGTTTTGCCACGCTGAGCAATACCATCGGCACGGCTAGAAGCAGAACGGACTTTACCGCCCTTGGCCATGTATGACGGCTTCTGGCCCTTTTTCCGGTCCTCGTCCATCATGTTTTGCACTTGCGATGCGTTGCTGTTGATGCCGGAACCGGTCAGGTCACTGATGATGTTGCCTGGTATTTCAAGAACTTTACCAACCGCGTTGGTGGTTGTGTTCACTGCGTCGTTCAGAATACCCATACATCACCCCATCTTCTTCAACGTCTGCGCCAAACGAGCGCGTTGGCCCATCTTGCCGGGCTTCTTGGCCGCAGCCGCCAGTTTCTTGGCGGGGATCGGCTCACCCTTCTTGGCACCCAGCGCAGAACGCAAAGCCCCGGGCTTTTTGATCGCGCCTGCGATCCAGTTTTTTGTGGCCATTACCGGAACCCCGCTGTTTTCTTGGCAATTGATTTTGGCTGAGCGACAAACTGTTTACCCGCCGCCTTGCCTGCACGTTTTGCTTTGGTGGTGGCTGCGTACTCCGCAGGGCTCAGGGCTTTGATGGCCTTCTCAGGCAAGTACCGCTCCCCCGTCTTGGAAGACGGTTTGCCAGACTTGGTACGCCACTTCTGGTCGCCCCAGTCCTTCAGGGATTTTTGCGGTGCTTTCATCTCAATCCTTGTACCCGCCGCCAGCTTCCTTGTACTTCTTGGCCACCAGCTGCGCCTTACGCGCAGACCACTGACCCGCCTTGGTACCGTGGGTTGCCGCAGCTTTTACCTGCGACACAATCCGCTTGCGCAAGCCTGGCTTCGTGTAGTTGCCCGCAGCATTGACTTTGCCGCCCTCCGCATACTGCGTGAAGTCGGTATCGTCTCGACGTGCCTTACGCACGCCTTTGGGCATCTTGGAGGGAGCGATGGCCCCCATCCCACGGGAGGCCATCATTTCAACACTTGCCTTTTGCGTAGCCACCCTTGTTCATGCCAAGCGGCTTGCTTCCGCTCATGACAATCTGTTTGCCCTTGGTTTTACCCTTGGCAGCAACGCCGTCACGGCTGGGGGCTGCGGTCTTGACCTTGCCCATTTTTGCGTTGGTGATACCACCGGAAGACATCTTTTTCATATAACCACCTTCTGAGAAAAGTGCCGACTTCCCGTGATCGGTTTTCGGCTTGTTGATAGCTTGTTCTTTGGCCCGGCCTCCGGTGCCAAACTTCTTACCCTTGTCCGCCGCAGCGAACTCTTTGCCCACGGACTGCGGGACTCCTGCCTTCTTCGCAAAAGCCGGGCTGTGCGCCACGGCTTCCATGAAGTTGTGCTGTTTACGACTAACTGAGGGCACTGCGTTGCTCCCGGATAAACAGGTCAATCTTGTCGTTCAACTTGTCGAACCGGCTGTCGATGTGCGCCACAATCTTGTCGATCTCCGCCTGTGTCACGTTGTCCCGAGCGATCTCCTCCCGCGTCCTGTTTAACAGGATCGTGATTCGGCCCAGTTCTGCTGACTTCTCTCTCAGATTCCAACTTAGTAACCCGATGAATGTAGTCAGCAAGACGTTCCACAGCATCATCTCCATTTCAGCAGTTCCAGGCCCGAAGGCTCTTGTTGATACGGCTGTTCGGATCTTTTGCTGTCTTGGCGGAGGTCAGCTTCTTTTTCATCCCACTCATCCTTGCGCAGAAAGAGTCGCGGCGTGAGCCGCCTTCCGGCTGGGGAGGTTTCAAGTTCATGCCTTGCTTTTTGGCAGAGGCTCGCCCCTTGGCGTTCAGGCCGCCGTTGGGGTTCTTGCCTTCCTTGCGTTGCCATGCTGGGGATTTAGCCATAGAACACCGTGATTGACGCAATATTGGTCAACGTGGCGTAGATGTTCGTGTAAAACCGCACACCTTCGCCAGGCACCAGTACGTAAAAAGAATTAGGATTTGAATTGGCCGGGATGTCAATCTCGATGAGCGTTGTCCCGCCCGAACCGCCATCCTTGAGCAACAACGTGCCAGCGGCGCTGGCCGTGGCACAGATAGAAAAGCCCTTCACACGTGCAGGCTGAGCGTACACGCTACCCGACGCATTCAGGTGGGCTGACTTGACGTCATACTGCATCGTCATGAAGTGCTCCTATCAGACGTTCTGCTGACCAGCCAGGGGATCAACCACGAAATACGTGATGTAGCCGCCAACGGTGCCGGAACCAGACGTGTCGATCGTCACAGTGACATAGGACATTTCGCTGGTAGCGGTCAGGGTCAAGCCGCTGGTAACAACACCGGCAGAAGCCACAGACAGGTTGTTGGCAATAGCCGCGCCGGTCACGGTACCGCTAGTGTAACCACGGGTGCCCAAATCCACAGAACCAGCGCCTGCGTCATTGATATACACGCCGAGTACAACAGCGCCAGCGGGAAGAATCAGAGCGGGAGAGCCAGAGGCAGACGCAACGGTGACGTTGGTGGCGGTGGCTACAGAGGCGTCGGCAATGTAAAACTGAGCGGCCATAACGCCGGAACCACAGTAAGCGGTGCGAGTCTGATCGCCGCCGCCCGAACGCCAAATGCTTTGGGTGGTAGAGAGTGCCATGATGAATTGTCCTTACGTACAAGATCAGCGCATCAGTCGGTACGTCGTCTGCCGGGTCAGTCTGATGCACCGGGGGTCCCGGGCTTGCTAACAATATACAACAAAAGAAAAGGGGGCACAAGGCCCCCTTTCTGCTTACGCTCCGGCAGAGCCCCAGATTCCCAGGGGATCAGACCAGCCGAACGAATAACGCTCGCGGGCCTTGTAGCGGACGTTGCCGGTGTCGAAATCACCGTCCATCGAGTTAGCCAGAGGCATACGCTCGAAGTGCTTCATGCCGTTGGGCACGTCGGTCAACAGGAACCAAGCGTTGCTATCGGTCAAGAAGTGGTTGACGGTGTAACCTTCCGGCACAGCACCCATCTGCTTCAGGGCGTTGATGTCGTTGTCGTTCGTACCAACACGCAGCTCGGTGTCAAGCAGGCGCTTGGCAACGAACATCAGTGCCGGAGGAACAACCATCTTACGCGGCTTGGCAGCGATCAGCAGACCACGTTCATCGGTCCACGCAGCGATCTGGATCACAGCATTTTCCAAGGAGGTCTCGTTCAGGTCAACGGCCACGGTCGGGCTGTTGTAGTTCACACCACCGTTAACCAGGGGGTGACCAACACGAACGCTGCTGGAGTTAACACCGAACAGCGACACGCCGTCACCGCCGGGATAAGAACCGTTGAAACCGTTGTTGATAACGGAGGCGGCTTTTACCTGCTTGGTGTAGGACATGGCGCGGGCCAGGGCCTTGGTGTAACGAGCAGACAGGCTGTCGTACAGGTTATCTTCGATCGCTTCTTCAGTGATCGAGAAACCCAAGGCGATGGTCTCGTGGGTGTAGCGGGCGGTGAATGCTTCCTGCGCGTTGTCGTAAGCGATGGCAGAGCCTTCGTTCTTGACAGGAGCAGCCTGGAAGCCAGCCAGCTTGGTTTCTTCTTCAAAGCTACGCTCCGACTTCTCGGTTTCGTAGATCTCTTTGTGCTCTTCGCCGTAACGGGCGTACTCCATGCCGAACAAAGCGTTCAGGCCGGGGAGCAGTTCCTTGAGCAGTTGTGCGCGTGAAATTGCCATGGTTTACTCCTTAGATGCCGACGGCGTTGGTATAGGCGTGAGCGCCGGGGTTGAACTTCACCAACACTTCAGTGTAGGTATCGGTCAGCGGGGAAGCGAAACCGATGATCTTGAAGGCGGCAGCCGTGGTAACAACGGTGGACTCCAACGCGCTGGTCGAGTTACCGGTGGTAGTCGAGCCCGTGCTGGTGCTCTGAGCAGCAGCGAAGAAGGTGTTTGCACCAAGAGCGGCTTGGGTGACTTGGCCATCCAGCTGAGCTACGAACGTCACGTTGGGGTCAGTAATGACATACGCGGTAACCACGCCGGTGGTGCCGGAGGGGTAGTACTGAGCGTAAATCTGCTGGCCTTGCGCGTTGATGTAGGAACAGCCAACGAACACACCCCAAGCGCCAAGCGAGCTGCCGCCGAGGTTGTTGGTTGTCAGATCCGCACCAGTAGCGGTAGACAGAGCAATGTAGCCGTTGGCGTTAATGATAACGACTTGGCCATTGAAAAGATTGGAGCCCAGGCCTGCCGGGTCAATCAGGAACTGACTCGTAGCGCCAGCATAGGGCATGCCGTCGTTACGGTTTACGGCGCGTAGGCCGTAGGGGGCATTTGTGTTTGCCATTTAGAAACTCCTGTTATTTAGAACCAGAACCAAACCCGTTTCCGCGACTGGACGAAGACTTGCGGTCCGAGAACAGAGGCATGCGCGGGTCATTGTTTCGCATGAAGTGGTTGTCCACTGAGTTCATCTGATCCGACGCTTGCTTGGAGTAGTACTCATCGCGGGCACGGGCTTGTTCGACGGACATCTTGCAGAGCATGAGCCCACCGATTTCCACGTTTCCGGTCTTTTCGTTACCAAGCAGCATAAGTTCAGGATGATCAACTGCCTTTACCGGCTCCCACCCTTCGCGCATCTTGCGACTCACGTTAGTAGGTTCAGCCTGGCCCAGGATGTGCGTCGCTACCCAGCGATACAAATACCCAGGTTCGGGGGTCGGATCGGGCAAGTTTGTGGGCGGTACGTATACAGCCCGAGCGGTTTTTGAGCGCGACTCTAGGTCACGAGGGGTACGATTTTCAGCCATTATTGATTCTCCAGTTTTAGAACTTCTGCCACATACTTCTTGGGGTCCAGGTTGTACTTTTTAATTAACGCAGCTTGCGACGGCGTTAGTTGTACTTTCTTCGCTCCAGTTGTACGAGTCGCGGGTGCGACCACGGCGGCAGGTTTCCTTGCCGAAGTCTCAACCGTACGGGACGGCTCGTCTCGTCTACCACCGAAAACCTCGGGGAACGTCGACTTCACGCGAGCGTCTATCTGCTCGAAGTATTCATCAGAGCGGGGGTCTACCCCGTTGTTGACTAGCTTTTGATGCAGCCCTAGTGCGTAGCTGGTGATTTCCTCGAATCCCTGGGCGCCGAACCACTGGTTTTTTGCTTGCCAGCGCAAGGTCTTTTCGTCGGCTTGAACCCGTTGGGGTTGCGGTTGGCTAGTTTGTACTACAGCTTCTTCACGCTGTAAAGGGGGTGCCCGGAAATTTTTTGCGTTCTTGACTTCCCACGTCGCCTCGGCCAGGGCTTCCTGGGCGGCAACGATGGCGTCGGAGTCATATGACTCCTGGGCCGCCTTTAGCTCACGCCGGGCCTTGTCCAGCTTGGCTTCCGCCGCCTCGTTGGCCATGGTCATGTACTGCTGCGTGCCGGAGTCCACGTACGCCTTGAGGCGTTTGTTCTCCTCGATAATGTGCTGAGCAAGACGCTCAAGCTCCTCTTTCTCACGAGCCAGGGCTTCCTTGGCTCGGCGCTCGTCGTGGCGGGCGTGGGTCAGCTCCTTGATGCGTTTTTGCGCACCCTGGGTGTATGACTCAATCTCGTCGTCCGTTGGGTCCTCCACCTCACGGTCTAGGGGGCGACGGCCACGATCTCTCTCGGGAGTGTCGTCAACGATCTCGATCTCAACGTCGTCTCCTGCGACGGTGATCTCAACGTCATCCGCCGGGGCGGACCTCTTTTCTTCTTCCAGCTCGTCTGGAAATTTATATGCGTCGTTCATCTACCACTCCTTTAAGCGCGGGTTATCCCACGAGGATCTTGCACAACACACTCCACCTGATCGTCATTGATCACGCGGAATTCTTTGCCAAAGATCTTGAAACGCGTACCGGTATAGGTACGAACAAGAACAAAGTCTCCCTCCTTACACCACGGGCCGGTGGGGAACCGTTCCGGGTCTTTGTAGGCAGACGCGCCCAGACGCAGAACAAACAGCACCGTAGTGGCCGTCTCTTCTTGACGCAGGGTGGTGGCATCTCGAACCAGGTCGAGACTCGTACCGGCGATCTTTTCATCGACCTCGGGCACGATACACAGCAGCTTGTGGCCAGCTGGGATTGGCAAGGCTGACGCCTTGGTTTCTGCATCCGCGCCTTCGTCCGGTTGGTCTACAGGCTGGATGTGCTTGGGCAACTGAATGCCCGGGGGCAAGAGGATTTCACTCATCTGCTTTTTCGACTTTCTCAGCAAGGTCAATGATGTAACGCTCTGCCATCGCCAGACCCTGGATGACGCCGCAGAGTTTTTGATACTGCTCAAAAGATTGACATGAACCACCCGCCAAGTCGTCCGCGTAGTTGTTCAGGTCGCTGC